CTACATTTTGTCAGCGTTGCTCAACCGTTGCTCACCCTTTAGGAGGGCTTCGCCGTGTGGTAATCGGTTAACCGCATCAATGTATTGTTGTATAGTTTTGTGCGTGTAAACTTCCTGGGTGATATTATCCTTACTTGAGTGGCCAACGATCCTTTTGATGATAATTTCATCGATTCCGATATTACTGGCCATCGATATGAAGGTGTGGCGTGTATCATGCGGTTTGTGTTCTCCTAAATTAAGAGTTTGGCACATACGCTGCATTTCACGTCGGTAGGTATCCTTATGTATCACCTTATCCAAAAGGCACTCTACACGCTTAAATTTGGCTTGCTGATATAGTTCCTTGATGAAAGGGTAGATACATTCCGCGATAGGAATACATCTATCCTTGCCGGCTTCCGTTTTAGAGCCGCCAATCATATATCGTTCTTTCAAATGGATATTGTCGAGCTTCATAGTCTGCAATTCGTTCAATCTGAGGCCCGTGTAGGCGTATATCAATGTTAGCTTGGCAATTATATCGTCGGAGTATTGCCAAAGGGCGTAGAGGGCCGAATTTGAAAAAATGTTAGCCTTTTTGATTGGCGTAGCATTCTTATTGATGATAATATCGGAGAAATAGTTCCTAGGTATGATTTCCTGTTTTACGGCCAGCGTGCCTACTGATACTATGATAGCCTTGATTAACTTTTGATACGATTTAGTATGTGTTGAATTATCGAATATAGGCTGGAAATGTGCAGCACGCATATTCTTCATCTCGATATTGTTAAGATGGCTAACCATCTTTTGTATTGTAAGGATGATCTTCATTCTACCAGCAGACAACCCCTGGCGTTCTGCTTCCTCAATCCGCCACTCAAAGCATTGGCCAAATGTAATTTTGCGTTGCTCTTCTTGCGGTGGATTGGTAGAGTAGAGGGCAAGGGCTGTGTAAGCTTCCTTTTGTGTGGCAAATGTGCCTACTGATTTACGAATAGCCTTGCCGTTAGCATCGTAGCCATAGGTTACTACAGCCCTGTAGGGCTTGCGTAACGGCTTGTGTTTCATTTTATATACGGTTCCAGAACCGTTAGCTCGTTTCATAGCCATAAATATCCTCCTTGGTATAGTGAATAGCCTTAGAGGTATGCTATAATAATTGTGGAGTAAAAATAGAGTACCTCTAAGGTATGATATTTTTAATAGCCCTCACTGCGGTGAGGGCTTATTTTTTTGTAGTAGGGGTATTGCACAGAATGTTAAGTAAGTCTTATAATGAAGATAAGAAAGGATAGGAGGTAGTCATATGAGTACGTTATATCAACTTATAGGATATGCTGTTTGGTATGGTGCATTTATTTCGGCTATATCAGCTATATTAGCGGTGCCTTTTATATGGATGCCATCCATCTGGCATTATTCTGTAATAGGAATTGAAATTACTAAATATATAATCATTATAGTTGCTGCTGTAATTACTTTTACATGCGTGACTATTACAATCTTATAACTTATTTTATTAGCTCTCTTGGCGTGTTAACTTCTAATGCGTTAAGAGAGCTATTTAATCTTTTAGCCGCTAAATCTAGCTCATACATTTTTTCTTCGTGTCGATGCTCTTCTGAAACACGATCTAAATACAATTGAATTAGCCCTTTTGACTGCAACTCCAACTCAATCCCAGAAACATTGACTTTTAAATTTGCTCCAATGCTAAATACCCCTATGATGAGCAGTATTCCAGCTATTTTAGATGTAGTTCCAATAAATTGGGCCGTTCCAGGCGATTCTACAATTACTCGGGATTCTATAATTGAATCGTCGTTAGCAATTTCTGGAGGAAGAATATCATTTAATAGGCGTAAAAGAGTGATTGGTGCAGAAAGCAAGTTTGCCATCTCTTCGGCAGGTATACCATTTCTTTGGTTAATGATTAGTGAGAGATAAGCTTTATTGTTTTTCGAGTAGACTGGATGTAATAATCGATCTATATAATGGTCATGCTTAGTTACATCTGCTAAAGCTTGATGGGCGAATGCAAATCTTAATAGTTGAATAGGTAATTTGTCACGCCTTACAACTTTTAGCCATCTAACTCGGCGTCTTTTTAAGTATGGGCACAGTGTATAAGGCTCATATGTACCTCTTAGGGCTTCAGGGGCTTCATTTATAAAACTAGTATCTACATAGACATCTGACTCAATAATGCCAATACTATACTCTACGCTACGTTTAGATGGGATTACGACAATATCCCCGATATTAAAGCTATTAACAAATTTTAAAACTTGTTTAGTATAGAACGTTGCAGAACGTTTGTTTTTCTTTATGGCTAATAATTTTGAATAAACTATTGTATATGCATCCTCTGCAGTCTGAGCAGCCTTTAATTCAGGAATTTCTGATATTTCATCTAAGCCGTAGGCTATAAAATTATTTTCTTTGAAATCTTTATAATACTCACCGTTTTCTGTTCTTAGAAACCAGTATTTTCTATTAGACGGTACTTCAGGAATATCTATAGTATGGAAATCCATATTTATCTCCTTTTAAATAATAACCTTTATATTGACACATCAAAAACACATTTGATATATTCTTCTCGTAAACGTTATATGCATGTAGGGATTAATCTTCTCCCACAACAACATTCCCCCTCAGAAAAGACTCTCACACTGGTGAGGGTCTTTTCTTTATCACTAAGCCTCTTACTCTGTAGTAGGGTAGAGGATTTTTTTATAGTAAAGTATCTTTTTTAATTAGACTTAAATACTAAGTTATTTTCTTTATCAATGATATCCGCTATCTTTTCTGTAGTAATAGGGATTTCAATTTTATCGCCGTTGCCGTTGATGAACTTAATTGTATACGGTGCGTTAAGCACTACATTTTTAGGGAAAGCATAATATACGATAGCATAGCTATGTGGCATTGCGTCATATATAACTGAGTTCATCTGTTCAGGCATAATATACTTACCGTCTTTTTCAATAAGTAATCGCTGCGATGGAATTTGTTGAGCTACAGTACCGGCTAATGGATTCTTCAGATGCATTGCATAAGTGGCAATATATACATAGTCATTGCTATTTACTACTGCGCTCTTAAATGCTTCTCCAGGAAATATTAGGCGCTCGTCTTTAGAGTAAGCGATGTACTTTGTTATTGTGCCAGGTGTAACTAATACGGCAGCACCGCCTGCGCCACTCCGAAGTTCAACACCGTAATTGACAGGGTTTTCTAATTTGCGGTCCGTCTTATATGATTGGCCAACACTCCATATTTGATTGTATGTATCCGAAGTTACATCAATAAACTGTGCGGCAAAAGAAGTACTTACAGACAGGCTGAACATAACCATTAAAGGCAACAATTTACGCAATTTCATTTTTATATCTCCCCGTGTTAAATAATATGATGATAAAAGTCGATTCCGTTAAGGTCGCCATCTTCAAGTTGAGACAGTCTAACCATACGCTCGACTAAATTAACATGATGATCAACATAAAAGTCATCACGAATAATATGACTTAGCTCATGTTTTATTTCCTCCCTCATACGATCATGAGGGAGGTTTTTGTTTATGTAGATATTATGAGTATCTACATCATCTGACTCTTCAGAAACCGCTTTAGCATTCGGTAAGTCACAATAAATTAAATTAATAATCAATAATATCACTCTCCCTTGTAGATATTACTTATTCTTGGATTTTAAAAATTCAATATATCTGACTGTTTCTTCCATTTGCTCCTTGGATATATCTTTTGCTGCAGAAAATAGCATACGAGCCCCTGGTCGTGTGCGTAGATACTCTGCAAATTCGGCTGCTTCTCGGTCTGTGTAGTAGCCTTCGGTGTATGGCTCCCCTATATTAGCCAAATCGTCTGCCGTAATACCAAGCCCGTTACAAATTTTAATAATTTTATCGATTGCAGCACCACCTACGTTTTTCAATATGGAGTGTAATGTGGTGTAAGGCATGTCAATTTTTTGAGCAAAGTCCTTTACTGTGCCTGAATCTTCAAGTATAAGTTGCTTTAAATATTCTTCTCTAGTCATAGTGTATTACTCCTATTTATAACTTACATATATAATAGCATATAAAAATACGAAATTTCAATATATAAATACGAAATAACATATTTAAATTGCTATTAAACGTATTTAAACGAAAGTTTATTAGACAAATACGAAATCTCGTATTATACTACAGACGTGAGGTGATACGAAATATCGAATTACTGATATATAATTTAATATTACATAAGAAAAGAGGTGAGAATATGTACCCTAACTTAAATGCAGAGTTGGCAAGAAAAGGCTGGTCTAAAAAGATGCTCGCTGAAAAATTAGGCGTAAGATACGCAACAATTTTAGATAAGTTAAATGGGAAGTACCCATTGACATTAAACGAATGTAAAGATGTACAGGACGCTTTACAAACAGATATGCCGATTGATGAACTTTTTTTTACCTCCTAAATACGAAATTTAGTATTGATATAAAAAAATAGGAGAGCAGTAAATGACGGATTTGGAACTTTTGTATAACGCTTACCGTGATAGCGGGTTGCAGACCAACAAGGAAATGGAAAATTTACTTGGATGGCCGAACGGTAAGGTTAGAGTTATGAAAGCCCGGCTAAAGGCTAGGGGCTTTATCGACTATGAATTTGGTAAGCCCGTTACAATTTTAAAACCGTATCGAGAAGATGTAGAGAAACCAGAAAGCTTCAAAGCAGCAATATACCGAGAGATGCTAGAAGTCTATATGGATGATTTCCGTAATCAAGATACATTTAAAGATCGTTTACAGGTGGGTCAAGAAATCAGAATGATTTTAAAAGCTATATGAAAGGAGGGGCAGTGCACATGATTAAAAAAGTGATTTCGGTCGCCCAAATGTCGGCTGTACTTGGTGTTAGCCTAACGGCAACCCGAGAGGGCATCGCAAGAGACCGATTTCCATTCGCATATGCTTGGCAATCGCCTGGTAAGAAATCCCGAAGCTTTGTCATCGATAAAGAGGGATTTAGAACATTTCTTGTCCATTCGCTAGGTTGGGATGTGAAAGTAGTTGATGCGGAATTCAAATCCGCAGGAATTCAATAGGAGGTAAGCCAATGACATTCAAAGGGGATCTATTAGATGCCATATGGAGGGAAGAATATGCTTTCCAACACGATAAGCGATATCAACCTGCTACAGAAACAAGCTCTAATGAATATGGTAATGAGATTGCACACAGAACGGCAACCCTGCTGGCTGACAATCTAATTGCATCACTGAAACATAAAACTGTTGATGAGTTAAAAGCTTACTTACAAAGTTATGAGGAAGGAAGGGACTAAAACATGACTGAAATACCAGCAAATCAAAAGAATATGGAACGCCATATGAAAGCAATCGAATCTGATCGTATTTTAAATCACATCAACAGCAATATTATGGATGCGGCATATGAGTTGCAAAATTTTATGTGTGATTACGACGAGTCGGAAATCCGTATTATCGTCACTACAGATGGTATTACGGCTGAAAGAATTGAAGAGGAGGAGGACGAGTATTAATGGGTTACATGTTAATTGGCACGTTTCTGATCGCAGGCTCTATAGGAGCTTTAGAGCTCGACCAAATAGGATATGTACAGTTCTGTGTGCAGGCTCTCATCGGTTTGGCCATATCCATGTATGGTTACAAAAAGGATATGGCGGAAGTCGATGCTGAAGACCGCGAAGATGTCGAGTACATCCCGCAAGTAAGAAAATGCGGCGAATACTGTCGCAATCCATATTACAACTAAATGCATATAAGGAGGTGATTAAATTGCGAAATTGTAGTACCTGTCCAAAGCGAGATTATTGCATTCCTGATGAATGCGAGGATTTGGGCATAAAAAATGAGCCTGATGATGCGGCAACATCAACAAGCTCAAATTAGAAAAATAATATTCTACGTTGATTATATCACAGAAAGGACATCTTATGGAATTCCTATTAGTTACTTACGATACCAGTGATTATTACTGGCAAAATAACACACCAGTACATAACCCAGATGAATTTTGGTTTAGATATTACGAATCCGATACAAATATTCCAATCGATAACATTGGTGTTGGTGATTGGGTTGTTGTTAAATCAAGAAATGGACTAGGCGTTGCTCGTGTTTTGAAAAAGGCAAAAGACCTTGATACTGTTCGGATGCAAGGTTTCAAAGGGAACGTCATTAAACAGGTCATTGCTGTTATCGATACTTCTAAATGCGATAAACGTGAAAGCGATCGAGCTAAGTTGGAGGATATCGAAAAGAAACTCGAACAAAAGGCTAAGAACGCTGAGCGCTTGACTATGTACCGATTACTTGCAAAAGATAATCCAGAATTCTCGGCATTACTTACTGAGTATGAATCTGTAAAGGCGTCTGTCTATGAATTATAACGCTTTCATCAACTCCAAGTCTAAAATGTCAGAATCTCACGGATTTGTTATTGATGCAGATATGCTAAACATACACCTATTTGACTTTCAACGAGATATTGTTAAGTGGGCCTTGGCAAAAGGTAAAGCTGCCATATTCGCGGATTGTGGATTAGGTAAAACTTTAATGCAGCTGTCCTGGGCATATGAGATTTATCTACACACGGGTGGATCAGTACTCATATTAGCACCACTAGCTGTGGCCGCTCAAACACAGTCCGAGGGTGAACGTTTCGATATTCCTGTGACTATATGCGAATCCGATGATGATATTGTGCCAGGCGTTAATATTACGAATTATGAGAAATTGGGACGATTCAATACTGACAATTTGATAGGTGTCGTGCTTGATGAATCGAGTATCCTAAAGTCGTTTACTGGTAAAGTACGTACGGATTTAATAAATCGATTCAGTAATACACCATATCGGTTGGCATGTACTGCAACACCTGCTCCAAATGACTATATGGAGCTTGGCAATCATGCGGAGTTCCTCGGCATTATGAGCCGTAATGAGTTGCTATCTATGTATTTCACACACGATGGTAGTGATACCGCTAAATGGAGATTAAAAGGCCATGCAGAGAATACCTTTTGGGAGTGGATGGCGTCATGGGCAGTAGTGCTAGATAATCCGGCATCCCTGGGTTATGAAGATGATGGCTATGAATTGCCTGAGTTACACGTACATGAAATTGTTGTTGATAAAACAGGTGAGGATGTCCCTACTTTATCCTTACTGGAACGCCGCAGGGCTCGCAAAGCATCTCTTGAATCAAGATGTAGAGCAGCAGCTGATTTAGTCAATGCATCTAATGAGCAATGGCTAGTGTGGTGCGACCTTAATGATGAATCGACTACTTTGAAAGAAATGATTGATCTCGCAGAGGACGTCAAAGGTAGTGATAAGGCAACTCGAAAACAGGGCATGATGTTAGGTTTTGGTTCTGGATTCCTAAAATGCTTGGTGACAAAACCAAGTATCGCTGGATTCGGAATGAACTGGCAAAACTGCCACAATATGATATTTGTTGGGCTATCTGATAGCTACGAGCAGTATTATCAGGCACTTCGCCGATGTTGGCGATTTGGCCAGAAGCATGAGGTGAACGCATATATTGTAATCTCCGAAAAGGAGGGCGCGGTTAAAGCAAACATCGAACGTAAGGAAGCGGATGCTATAAAAATGAGGGACGCTATGATTGCACTAACCCGTGACGCTGTTCGTACTGAATTATCTAAAACTAGACGGGAATCAACGGAATACAATCCGTGTGTGCCGATGGTGTTGCCTAACTGGGCAGAAATGAGGGCTGTTATATGACTAAAATTTACATAAGCCATCCATTCGGAGGATTGGCTAAAAATAAAAAGAATGCTGACTCGGTATTAAAATGGCTGCAGGATGATATGGGCGTATTTCCAATAAAGGAACCTTTTGGAAGTGATACTCATAATATATTCCTATCACCTATTCACATATTGGGGCATCTGTATAATAAGGTCGATTATGATACCGGCATAGGCTGGTGCATTGACCTTCTAAGTGGCTGCGATGCAATCATAGTGTGCAACGGCTGGGAGAACTCAACCGGGTGCAATTTAGAGCTAGCTTATGCTAAGGATCATAACATAAGAGTCATCCACATCAATGAGTTAAGAGCAGCCAAATTAACTAAATTAGCTGTTGACGCAGGCATGAATAAAGCTATAGCCTCCCTTGCTGGAGTCGCAATGCTGCAAGCGCTAAATAAGAAAGCAAAGGAGGACTTACAACGTGAACGTGCTAAATCAGTTAATTGAGTCCCGATTTGCAATTTATAACGGCGACTCAGTAGAAGTGCTAAAAGGGCTACCTGATGATAGCGTTCATTACTCGATATTTAGCCCGCCATTTAGTAGTTTGTATGTCTACTCTAATTCTGATAGGGATATGGGCAACTCATCTACTGATATCGAGTTTTGGCAACATTTCAAGTATTTAATCGCAGAACTATACCGTGTAATAATGCCTGGGCGATTAGTATCGGTCCATTGTATGGATTTACCACTCACGAAATCCAGGGACGGTGTTATCGGAATGAAAGACTTTCCTGGTGACATTATTCGAGCCTTTCAGGATGCTGGATTCGTGATGCACTCCCGAGTCACGATTTGGAAAGACCCTCTCATTGAGGCTACTCGGACAAAGGCTCTAGGGCTTTTACATAAGCAAATTGTAAAAGATTCTGCCATGTGCCGTATGGGGGCGCCTGATTACATCGTTACATTGCGTAAACCTGGTGACAATCCGGAGCCCATCGCGCATCCAGAAGGGTTTACCCAGTTTTTCGGTCAAGAGGAACCTGAGGGAATCAAAGGAATTGAAAGACCTACGCCCGATCCAGTTTTGTTTGATAAAAAGCAAAAATACAATACGGAGCCTATATATAGCCATCAAGTATGGCGCCGATATGCTAATCCTGTATGGGCCGATATCCGCCAAACGCATACGCTGAATTATAAAGCAGCTCGTGACAATAAGGACGAACGTCATATTTGCCCGCTGCAGCTAGATACTGTGGCTCGATGCATAGAATTGTGGAGTAATCCAAATGATATCGTACTTGATCCATTTGCTGGTATTGGGACGGTCCCAGTTATGGCACTTCGTATGGGCCGTAGGGCTTTAGGGTTCGAGCTAAAAGAATCGTATTATAAGCAATCAATTATTAATATTCAGGAGGAGTTAAATAATGATTAAAGTTGAAGTTCAAGGAGTTAATGTACTAGACGTATATAATCAGCTAAAAGCTGTGTTAAATCAATTCAAAAGTTTTGTAGATAGCGATAGAGCAATGGATGATAAAGCCCCTGGCATAGTGGACGCAGTAGTATCTACAGTAGCGGCACCGTCCGTGTGCATATCTAATCTTACACCACAAGATACAAATCAAGTTGTGCCTACTACAACAGTAACTATGCAACCAAACTCGGTATCCATGACGGTACCTAATGCAGCTGTACAAGTTACTCCTACTCAAGTAGCTGTTACAGCACCAACTGTCAACGTGGCAACTGATGCCCCGGTACAAACAGTTACCGCACCTGTGCAAATACCTGTTACTGCTCCCGTATCTCAGGAAGTTAAAAAGTATACATTGCCTGAAATTCAAGCGGCGCTTGCACCATTACTTGACGCAGGAAAAGCTGTAGAATTGCAACAATTAATGGCACAATTCGGTGTTCAATACTTGGGTGAAGTACCTGAGGACAGATACCCCGAATTAGTAAATGCGATTAGAGGATTGGGGGCAAGAATCTAATGGCACCTCGATCACATGCATTATTAAACGCATCGGGGTCGCACCGGTGGCTGCATTGTACAGCCGCCCCTCTTCTAGAGGAGAACTTTCCCGATAGCACATCTGTATATGCAAAGGAAGGAACCCTGGCACACGAACTGTGTGAGTTAAAACTACAGAAGTATACCACGGCCATGGCGAAATCCACATATACTCGCAAGTTCAACAAAATCAAAAAGGATGAGTTGTGGCAACCAGAAATGGACGATACCTCGGAAACATACCTTGAATATGTCAAAGGTGTTATGTTAGGTTGCACGGCAACTCCAGTAGTAGCCATTGAAAAACGCGTTGATTTTAGCCGTTATGTACCCGATGGATTCGGCACAGCTGACTGTATCATCCTATCTGGGGACACCTTGCACATCGTTGACTATAAGCACGGAAAAGGGGTAGTCGTTGATGCGGAACGCAATCCGCAAATGATGTTATATGCTCTTGGTGCGATTGATGCGTATAGATTACTCTATATGTTCAATACGGTCAAAATGACTATCGTACAGCCCCGTGTTAATAATATCAGCGAATGGGAAATCCCTACGGCAGAACTACTGGAGTGGGGTAATACATTCGTCAAACCTCGTGCAGACGAGGCTATATCTGGCAATGGTAAATTTGAACCCGGCGACTGGTGCAGATTCTGCAGGGCGAAACAACAGTGCAAAGCCCGATATGATGCAAACGACTCATTATACAGTGCGCTAGTTTCTAATCATGATCCTCGGCTTATCTCGATGACAGAACTCGGTGAATACCTTCGTCGAGGGAAAGACGTTGCTGCATGGCTTGAAGATATGAAAGACTACGCACTCACTGAATCTCTTAATGGGGTGACAGTCCCTGGCTGGAAAGCTGTAGAGGGTCGTGGTAGTCGGGCATTTCAAGACACCGATGCTGCTATTGACACTTTAATCAAAGCAGGTATCGATGAAAGCATTCTATATGAACGCAAGACATTAACATTGGCACAGATGGAAAAGACCATCGGTAAGACCCAATTTAATGATATGGTAGGCGATATGATTGTTAAAAAAGCAGGCAAGCCTACCTTAGTTGAGGAATCCGATAAGCGCCCTCGGATTACCAATCAACCTACTGCGGCGCAAATATTTAATGTATCTAATGATAATAATGGAGGTAATTAATTATGTCATTCGTTCCACAACCAACTGAAGTATTATTGCAAAATGTTCGCGTATCCTACTGCCATCTATTAGAACCTTGGGCTAATTCCACACAGCCTGGTGCTAAACCTAGATATTCAGCTACTATTCTTTTACCTAAAACTGATGTAGCTCAACACCAAGCTCTCATGAATGCTATCGAAGCTGCTATCCAATCAGCTCGTACTAAATTCGGCGCACGTGTTCCGGCACAGCCAAAAGTGCCAATTCATGACGGCGATGGATACACACAATCTGGTAAGGAGTTTGGTCCTGAATGTAAAGGTCATTGGGTATTTACAGCAGCACAAGATGCTAGCTATAAAGTTGAAGTAGTAGATCTTCAAGGTAACCCTCTCACAAATCCTACACAAGTATACTCCGGCATGTATGTCAATGTACTCGTTCGATTCTTCTTCTACTCCAATCAATCCACTGGTATCGGATGTGGTTTGGGCCCTGTTCAAAAAGTACGCGATGGTGAAGCGTTGGGTAGCATGCCTGTTGCAGCATCCTCTGTATTTGGTGCACCTCAAGGTAGTGCGGCTAATGTGTATACCGGTGCTCCAGTAGCAGCAGGTCAACCTGTGCAACAACAAGCAGCTCAACAAGGTTATGTACAACCGGCATATGCTACGACACCTCAGCAATCCGTGCAGCAAGCTCCTGTAGGGATTAACCCTGTAACTGGTCAACCTTACTAATAGGTGCCTGATATGAGGCATCTAAGTATTGATATAGAAACATATTCATCGACTGATATCTCATTCGGAGTGTACAAATATACTGAATCGCCTGATTTCGCCATATTACTATTTGCGTATTCCTACGACTTTGGTCCTGTTGAAGTTGTAGATTTAGCGCAGGGAGGAGTAATTCCTGACAGTGTAATTCGTGATTTATTAAGTCCAGATGTAATCAAGCATGCTTACAATGCACAATTTGAAATTACGTGTCTAAATCGTGCAGGGTTACTCACATCTGTTGATCAGTGGCAGTGCACGATGATTCACGGTGCCTACCTAGGATATCCTATGGGCCTAGCCTTACTCGGCAAGGCCCTGGGGTTACCTCAGGATAAGAAAAAGGACACATCGGGGAAAGCACTTATTAAGTACTTTTGTGCACCATGTAAGCCTACCAAACGTAATGGGGGCCGTACTCGTAATCTACCTAGACATGATATGGATAAGTGGAATGCATTCATTGAGTACAACCGCCAGGACGTTATCACTGAGATGGAATGTTATCACAGATTAGCCTCATTCCCCGTACCTGATGATACGTGGAAAGATTGGTATCTTGATATCCAAATCAATAGTAGCGGTGTACGCATTGACCATGAATTGGTTGAGGGGGCCTTATACATTGATGAGGAAAATCGAGAAATGTTGATGAATGAGGCTTACCAAATCACGGGGCTTAGCAACCCTAACAGCCGAAATCAATTGCTTGATTGGCTAAACAATAATACTAATGTCAGTCTTGATAAATTAACTAAGGACACTGTGGCCGATGCTCTGATGGATGCTGATGACGTTGCCGCAAAAGTACTCATGATTCGTAAAAAGCTAGCTAAGTCATCGGTATCTAAATATACGATGACCGATAGCGCTATGGGATCAGATTTTCGTCTCAGAGGAACGTTACAATTTTATGGTGCCAACCGTACCGGACGCTGGGCGGGTCGTCTTATCCAGGTGCAGAACCTGCCGAGGAATTACATCGAGAACCTTGACACGGCTAGGCATCTTGTTAAAACCAAAAACCGTCAAGGGCTAGAACTTCTATATGGCGATGTATCGGATACGTTATCTCAATTAATTCGCACCTCAATTATTGCTGAAGAAGGCAATACATTATGTGTGGCCGACTTCTCGGCCATTGAGGCTCGTGTTATTGCATGGTTATCGGGAGAACATTGGCGGCAACGTGTATTCGCTGAGGGCGGAGATATATACTGTGCTTCTGCATCATCTATGTTTGGCGTCCCTGTTGTTAAACATGGCGAAAATGGACACCTTAGACAAAAGGGCAAAGTCGCTGAATTGGCACTCGGTTATCAAGGCGGAGTGAATGCATTAAAAGCCATGGGAGCTCTTGAAATGGGACTCCATGAGGAGGAATTACCTGAAATCGTAAATTTATGGCGCAACGCATCGCCTAGAATACGAGATTTGTGGTATGCCGTTGAGAATGCGGCCGTGTACACCGTTACTACCGGGAATCCTATAGGCCTTGACCACGGCATTATGTTCCGTTTGGAAATTGATCCAATGTACGGTTACCGTTATATGACGATTGAACTACCTAGCGGACGTAAGCTATTTTATCCTAGCCCAAGCATTAAGAAAAATGCATTCGGTAAGGATGCTGTACATTTTAAGACTAAGGTAAACGCTGCATGGGTTACTGAAAGCACCTATGGCGGCAAATTAGTCGAAAACATCACACAAGCAGTCGCTCGTGATTGCTTAGCTTTGACTCTGCGCCGATTGGCGGATGTAGGATATCAAATTATCATGCACATCCATGATGAAGCTGTACTTGAAATCAACAAGGAGAATGCAGAATCTACGTTAAATGATGTTAACGCTATATTCTCAATTGACATTCCTTGGGCAGATGGACTGCTATTATCATCAGCAGGTTTTACTAACGACTATTATATGAAAGATTAGGAGGGGATACACTTGCAAAACGATAAACTGATTACCATCAGTATCGGTGCGAGTCGCACATCAAAGCAATGGACCCGTACGGAGATGTTGTGGTCCGAGTTTTGTGAACGCCTCAAAATCCCCGTTCGTACAACAGAAACCGTGGACGAATATCACAGATTGCCAAAATCTGAGAAAAGCAAGCTAAAGGACATAGGCGGCTTTGTTGGTGGTACTTTAAACGGTCTACAGCGTAAAGCTATTAACGTGTCTGGGCGTGATCTGATTACCCTCGATATGGATGCCATATCGCCTGGGGAAACTGAGAACGTCGCTCGCACGATTGATAGCCTAGGCATGGCTTATGTCATCTACTCTACCCGTTCTCATACGGTGCATCGTCCACGGTTACGTGTTATCGTCCCTACTGATAGAACGATGACACCTGATGAGTATGAGCCTGTCGCTCGTAAGCTGGCAGAGCTCATCGGCATTGGTATGATGGACGGAACTACGTTCGAGGCCTCTCGGCTTATGTATTGGCCATCATGTCCGAATGATGCACAGTACGTATATTACGTAGGCGATAAGGCATTCTTATCTGCTGACGGTATGCTTAACCAATATACTGATTGGCGAGATGTGCGTTCTTGGCCACAAGTACCAGGTAAGGAAGCATCGCAGCATGAAAAACAGCTACTTGCAAAGCAAGCTGATCCAAGAGAAAAACCAGGTATCGTAGGTGCCTTTTGTCGAATATATGGTATCCGTGAGGCGATTGATAAATTCATACCTCATGCATATGTCGATGTTGACGGCAGCGAGGACCGCTTAACGTTTGTTACTGGCTCAACGGTAGCAGGGGCGGTTATCTATGATGACGATACATTCCTGTTCAGTCACCATAATACTGACCCGTGCAGTGGTCAACTGGTTAATGCCTTTGACCTTATCCGGTTGCATAAGTTCCACAGCTTAGACGAGACCGCTAAGGATGGGACACCTGGGCATAAGCTGCCATCTTACATGGCTATGGCTAAACTAGCTATGCAAGATACGATAGTCGTTAACGAACTCAACATGGCCCGTGCTCGAGAATCGGCATCAAATGTATTCGCTGATATTATCACGGATGTATCGGCTCACGCTGAGACATCCGACCTCGACCCTAATGCGTTGACAAACGTCGACTGGATGAAAAGTTCGACTTTAAAGTACGACGAGAACGGTCGACCTAAGAACACATTGGATAACATGCTTAAAATCATGCACCATGATCCAGCGCTTGTCGGTAGACTTGCCTATGATAGATTTGGTTCGAGATACGTGGCAAAAGGGGCCCTACCATGGAACCCAACACCAGGACTTCGTATATGGACAGACGCAGATGATGCGGGCTTACGGTGGTACCTAGAAAATAAATATGATATCACCGGCAAAGATAAAATCATGGATGCCCTCATTATGTGCGCTGAACAAAATGGATTTAATGAAGTACTAGATTACCTTAACGGGTTATCCTGGGACGGCATTGCCCGATTAGATACCATATTCATCGACTACTTAGGGGCTGAGGATAATGTGTATACCCGTGCAGCCGCTAGAAAGTCATTTACGGCGGCAGTAGCGCGAGCGTTTGAGCCTGGATGCAAGTATGACACAATGCCAATTCTTATCGGCGGTCAGGGTATTGGTAAAAGTACTCTTATCCGCACAATGGGCAAGAAGTGGTACGCTGATGGCTTAAATACCTTTGAAGGTAAGGAAGCTGCAGAAGGTATTCAAGGTAAATGGATTATAGAAGCCGGTGAAATGGCTGGGTATTCGAGGGCTGAAGAAAATGCATCTAAGCAGTTCTTAAGTCGTCAAGTAGATGTATTTCGTCAAGCCTATGGCCGACGTACGCAAGAGTATCCTCGGCAGTGTGTGTTCTTTGGCAGTACGAATCAATATGAATTTCTAAAAGATATTACAGGCAATCGCCGATTTTGGCCTATTGATCTTGAGATGACGACTCCGCGAAAGAACATATTTGTTAATCTTCCGGGAGAAGTTGACCAGTTATGGGCGGAGGCCTTGTATCGTTATAAAAGCGGGGAAAGCCTCATTATTGAGGATGACCCGGCTGTACTAAAACTGGCTGATGCGGCTAGAGAGGCGCATATGGAATCAAACACTAAAGCAGGACTGATTAATGAGTTTTTATTAATCAAGGTACCTTTAAATTGGAATGTGATGAGTCGTAGCGCCCGGAGGACGTTCCTTAGCATGAATGCTAAACCTGCCGAGGGGCAAGAGTTAGTATATCGTGACCGTATTTGTGCAGCAGAGGTATGGTGGGAATGTTTCGGTAACGACCCAAGTCGCATGAAGAAGAGCGAGACCAGGGAAATTAATCAAATACTGGCGGACTCCCCGTACACAATGGGGGGAAGTCAGATAATGAGATTTGGTGAATATGGACATCAAAGAGGGTTCAGAATCAACGAGTCAAAACTGAAATTTTAGTGTTAACATCCCCAATTAAGCGTTAACATTCTCAGTATTTTTGTTAACATTAGAATGTTAACAAAATCGGAGAATGTTAACGTACCATGTTAACGCATAAAGTCAGTATTTATCTATATTCATATATGTTGGTTAACATTGTTAACATTATATACTGGTAAATATCAAAACAAAGAGTTTTAAGAAAAAATACGCCCTTTACAGCCTTAATTTGAACCCTCATATACGCGTATGTAGACATGTTAACGTTTAAGAATTTCAGAGGTGAGAAATGCTAGAAAAAGATATCGAGAGAAAATTAATTGCAGGTGTCAAACGTGCGGGAGGTAAAGCGTATAAGTTTGTATCCCCTGGTAATGTCGGTGTGCCTGATCGTATCGTCATATGGCCGAATGGTGTTATACATTTCGTAGAATTGAAGACATCCAAAGGCGTACTTTCGCGATTGCAGGGTGTCCAAGCCCGTGAACTTCAAAAGCTAAATCAAAAAGTATTTGTGTTAAAAGGTGCAGATGCAGTGGCTGGTTATTTGGAACAATTTACGGAAGAATTCGGGGTGAAAGCGTAATGCAGTTTATTCCGCATGCGTATCAGCGATATTGTATCGACAAGACCGTTAATCAAAATAAGATAGGGTTATTCCTGGATATGGGTTTAGGGAAAACGATTATCACGTTATCTGCCATATACGAATTGAAGTACTCCAGATTTGCCATCCGTAAAGTGTTAATCATAGCGCCTAAGAAAGTAGCGGAGGCTACATGGCAACGAGAAGCACGAAAATGGGACGGTGTAGGTATATTAAGGATATCTACTGTATTAGGCAGCTTGAAAAAGCGTATTAAGGCGTTAAACACACCTGCCGACATCTACATCATCAATCGTGAGAATGTAACGTGGTTAGTTGATTACTACAAGAATACATGGCCATTTGACATGGTAGTTGTGGATGAATCTAGTTCCTTTAAAAACCATACAGCTAAGCGTTTTAAGTCATTAGCCTATATGCATAACCACATCAAGCGCATGGTGTTGTTAACAGGTACGCCAGCCCCTAACGGATTAATCGACCTATGGGCGCAAGTGTATTTATTAGACCGTGGTGAGTCATTAGGGAAAACATATACAGGATTTAGAGATTACTATTTCGAGCCCGATCAGAGGTCACGCGAAATGGTGTACTCCTATAAACCTAAATCCGATTCAAATGACAGTATCATGGCAGCAATATCTGGGTTATGCATATCCATGAAAGCAAGTGACTATTTGGAGCTACCTCCAGTAATCAACGATATTAAATATGTGCAGTTAGATTCAAAAGCAAAAAAAGCCTATGAAGATATGGAACGCACATCTGTATTAGAGTTGATCGAAGCTGACGAAGATATCACAGCTTTGAGTGCGGCAGCATTATCCACAAAGCTACAACAGTTAGCGAACGGTGCCGTATATGATGGCGATAGGAACGTTCACGAGATACATGGTTGTAAAATTGAGGCATTTATGGAACTTGTAGAACAGTTAAACGGCAAGCCTGCATTAGTGTTTTATAATTTCAAGCATGACTGCGAACGACTAAAAGCAGCATTAGCTAAGACTAAATTACGAGTCTGTGAGTTAAAGGGTGCCGATGATGAGATAGCGTGGAATGCTGGAGAGATTGATATTCTATTAGCGCATCCGGCTAGTACGGCATATGGGCTTAACTTACAGGACGGCGGGAATCACGTAATATGGTTCGGGTTAAATTGGAGTCTTGAGTTATACCAACAAGCTAATAAGCGGTTACATCGCCAAGGTCAAATGGAGAAGGTAATTATCCACCATCTAATATGTGAGGGAACTCGTGACGAGGATATGATGGATGCATTAGCGCAAAAGGACCGGGCGCAGGAATATGTGCTGCAAAGTTTAAAAGCAAGAATCGATAAATACAGAAAGGATGATTGATATGGATCAATTTATAATGGCAGGATTAATTGGAGCTATCGTAGTAATAGTATGTTACATGATTATTCAAGTTACAGATATTGTTGATAAATACTTCGATAATCGAAAATATAAAATTGAAATGGGACTGACCTCAGGTAGATTGTATGAGAGACCAAATAATCCCCCGCCACCACCCATTAAGCTTTCAGCTGATGAAACCTTAAAACGTTTGGCAGCTGATGAAAGATTGAAGTATTTGGGAAAAGTTATAACAGCTAAATCTCCTAATTCTACAATTAAACAACATGATGATATCAATCATCCGAGCCATTATACACAAGGGAATATCGAGGTTATCGATTACATCGAAGATAAGAAACTAGGGTATCGATTGGGTAATGTAGTAAAGTATGTATCCCGAGCTGGGCATAAGGACGATGCAATTAAGGATTTGAAAAAAGCCCGTTGGTATCTAAATCGGGAAATTGCAAAGAGGGAACAGTATGACAAAGATCGAGCGATTACTAATTAACAAAGGGCACTATCTAGATGACACGTATCATCTTGTCATGGATATAGTTAAGGTCGTAGATAATCTCAAAGATAACGTTGCCGAGAGATTAGATGACGACCTAAGTGATGATGCATATGCCATGTGTGAGGAGATGTTTACCGCTGTTGAGCAATGCAAAGCAGACATGGTAGAAGCCATCGAGGATATTGTCGAACGTATGGAGGTAAAGGATGCAAAAGCGTAGGAGCAGGGCAGATGTGATTGTAGGTGCCATACAGTCAGATTTAAGTCTTGCCATCATACGAGCCCGTAATAGACAACTGAGGTCACCTATGTTAGATGATAGAATTCGTGAAAGCGGATACATTGACGGATTACTACGAGCACAGATGATTATCAGTAAATATGGAGACTATCGCATATGATGGCTAGAGAAGAACTTCAAGCTGTCCGTCATACTGAGCAGCGAATGCGTGCGTTAGAGATTCAGCTAGATGCGATTAACCGAGATTTACATTCAGAAGCTATACAGATATGTGAATCAGGAGATGCTATGCCACGAATCAGTAAACACTTACAGGAATGTAGGGAAGAACTAAACAGAGAGTGGGATGAGTTGATTGATTCTCGAAACAAGATCAAGCATGTCATCAGTCAAATCGCTGACGGGCAATACAGGGATGTACTGAATCTCAGATACATTAATGCATTGCCATGGGAGCAGATAGCTGTCGAATTAGGGTATTCATGGCGACAAGTTCACAGACTTCACAAGAGAGCAATAGCTGAATTTGAAAAGATGGCATAGAATGGCACACTCTTAATTTAATATAATGTAAGTGTAGTAGATAGCAGGTAGTGTCTGGCCCGCACAATATGTCTGCCTGCTACACTGCCCCGGGGTAGACCTTACTTAGTTGAGGTCTACCCTTTTTCTTATTGAGTATCAATGATAATAACTAATTGAGAAAATAAAAATTTGGAAAAGGTACTCCGCGGGCGAAAAATGGCCGCTGGTCGCCCCCGCGCGATAGATGTCTCTGTGTAGGAGAAATTTTCCTGTTGAAAGTTGAATGTCAAGAGACAGAAAGGAGGTCGACAATGGCCGACGCAAAACCGAGAGTCAAATTCAATACCGCAGGCGATTTACTCGTATCAAGTGCTCAGCTTTGTGACCTTCTACGAGTAACTCCTGAAATTATTTCCAGGCACCATAAATCAGGAATGCCGAAAGCTGCCACAGGGTGGTGGAATCTTAGAGAGGTGCTCGCATATCTCGGACATGCAAAAGGGGATAAAACAAAAGACCATTCTGCAGCCACTCGAAAGTTAGTTGCTGAAGCTGACTTAAAAGAGTCTAAAGCAGCGCGTGAAAAAAAGCTTCTTGAAATATTAGAGGGTGAATACATATCTCGTGCTGATGTGGCACAGGCATGGGCTAACCGAGTATTGGAGATGAAGATATCGTTTACCAAATTAGGTAAGCGTATCGGAAGTGAGTTCACGGATCCTGAAGAACGTGCTCGTATAGAAAAGGTGGTGAATGGCCTTGTCGAAGAATACCTCGAAAGCTACGCACGCGCAGGTGAGTACACGCCGAAAGTCAAAGCCAAGGGAAAAGGTAAGCCCAAAGGTTGACTGGTTCCCTGAGGAATTAGAGGCATTCAAGCCACCTGAAAGATACACCGTTTCAGAATGGGCAGATAAGTACAGGGTACTGACTAATATATCTGCCGAACCTGGGCGCTGGCGTACAGCACGGACACCATACCTCAAGGAGCCTATGGATAAATTCACAGACCCTCTCATTGAAAGCATCTCGTTATGTTTTGGTGCGCAGATAGGTAAGACAGAAACAGAACTTAATATGATTGGATATGCGTTACATCAAACCGCGTCTCCAACTATGATGGTTTATCCGACGGATACTATCGCGAAATTCGCTAGTGATAAACGTGTGCAGCCAATGATTAGGAGCGTAGAGCCGCTTGCGGACATGTATGACGAAAGCAGTAAGCTACTAGAGTTAGACTTCGTTAACGGGAATTACATGGTGCTCGTAGGAGCGAACTCACCAAGTAGCTTGTCAAGTCGGTCAATTAAGTACTTATTCTTCGATGAAATTGATAAGTACCCAGCTTTCTCCGGTAAGGAAGCGAATCCGATTAAGCTGGCTGAGGAACGTACCAAGACATTCGTTGATAAGAAGATTGTAAGGGTGTCAACTCCTACGATTGAAAGTGGCAATATTTGGCAATCCTATATGGACGCAAATGAACGTAAGCAGTATTACGTGCCATGTCCGCATTGCGGGGTGTCGCAGACCCTCAAATTCAAACAGATAAAATGGCCGGAAGAACACCATGGCAATGCGGATATGATACGTAATACCGCATATTATGAGTGCGAACATTGTAAGCACCGTATTGATGATAAGCATAAGATGGATATGCTCCGGCAAGGTGAATGGCGGGCGGTGAATGAATCGCAAGTTCGAGTCGTCCGGTCGGTCGCCTATCATCTATCATCTCTATATTCTCCATGGGTCACCTTCGGGGATGTAGCGTATGAGTTTGTCAAATCAAAAAATACGCCAAGTGAGCTAATGAACTTCATCAATTCGTGGCTAGCAGAGCCGTGGAAATCTGCGAAAACTAAAAGCACGCAGAACCTCGTGTTTACGCAATCGGAAGTTCCTCGAGGTATTGTGCCACAGCATGCGCCACTACTTATTGCATCTGTCGATGTGCAGCAAGATCATTTCTGGTGGGAGGTTAGAGCCTACGCTCATGGTGTATCAAGTTACTTAGTCGATTATGGTCAAGCAAGTAGTTGGTCAGACTTAACCGAGATACTCATCGATAGAGAATATCCATCAGAGTATGGTGAAGCTCGTAAGATTGTGAGGGCCGGTATCGATAGTGGCTACCGAACAGATGAAGTATATCAGTACTGTGCGCAGTACCCAGAAGTATGTGTGCCGGTTAAAGGCGATTCTTCGCACAGTCCTCTAGCGCCGCCTTATAAGATGAGCAGCATCGAGAAGGGCGTCATCGGAGGCATGAAGCTGTACGTAGTGAATACCGATTATTGGAAGGACTTTATATTTGCACGTATGGTACGTCCGGCTAATGAGCCTGGCACAATTCATTTATTTAAGGATTGCCCAGAGGAATATTCGGAGCACCTCCGGTCGGAGGAAAAGCAAGAAATCCGAAATGTAAAGACCGGAGCAGTTACAGTGCAATGGAAACCATTAACCAGTCATCCAACAAATCACTTGTTGGATACGTGTGTATACAACGCCATGGTGGCGGACTCGGTAGGTGTTAAATACTTACCCGAATATAATCTGGATACCGATGAGGAGGACGAAGATACGGATGCTGAAGATTTTAATGCAGATAGTCGAGGTTGGTTTAGTTAAGAAGGAGGTGAGACCATGAGCGCAAGAGAAGACTTGGAGCGTATTCGAACGATAATCGAGGAAATCGAGACGAATGGATACGCCGAGATGTCTGTAGGTGGTAAGCGATTTAAGACGCATGACCTGCCGACATTATACGCCCGTGAACGTGAGTTAATGTCTCGCGTTGATGATGAGGAAGGCAATAGCACGACATCCTACGTGTCATGGGAGCGACGATGAACATACTCGATAAGGTAATAGCATATTTCAATCCAGAACGAGCTGCCCGTAGAGCATATTTCCGTAGTTCGCTTGAACGTGGATATGATGCGGCGTCAACAGACCGATTGAGTGGCGACTGGATGCCAGTATTTGGTACAGCTGAACAAGTAGCATCAGGCCAACGTGATTTGATCCGAGGTCGTGCACGTGCAGCAGAACTTAATAGTGACCTCGCTGAAAGTGTTGTATTGGCATTACTACGGAATGTAGTAGGTACCGGAATAAAGCCACAGTGCAAAATCAAGACCCGCGCAGGAAAGCTGAACGAAAGACTCAATAAGAGAATTGAGGAGGCTTGGTCTGATTGGGTGGATAAGGAGAATGCGGATATCCGAGGAATATCTACATTCTATGAATTGCAAGAAATGGCTCTACGTCGAATGGTCTATGACGGAGAAATCCTAGTCAATATGACCTCCGAAGGTACAGATATACCACTATCGCTACAGCTTATCGAGGGTGAGAATATCGGAGCCGTATCGGTAAGCGAGAATGGCAACAATATTGTTAATGGTGTGGAAGTTAATAAATATGGAAGACCAATAGCGTATCACGTATTCCAAACTGATCCGTTAGGGATACGGTCATTTAACGAGGCACGATTACCAAGTACTAGGGCTTTCCTATTACATAAACCGCGTAGGCCTAGTGAACTGCGCGGGGTTAGCATGTTAGCCCTCGTATTAAAGCGCATTCACGATGTAGATGAATATATGGATGCCGACCTTATAGCGGCTCGTGTAGCCGCATGTTTTGGCGCGTTTGTAACAAGTAATACTGGGAACGCTCCTATAATTTCTAACAAAACGGACGGCAAAGGTAAGAAAGTTCGTTCAATGGCACCAGGGATTATCCAACATCTACGTGCAGGTGAATCTATTTCGTTTGCGGAACCTAAGCGAAATGCAGGAACCGCATCAGAATATTCGGCGACCCAAACAAGACGCATAGCGTCGGGCATGGGCTTAAGCGCGGACATAGTGACGCGCAACATTAGTGGTAACTTCTCCGCAGCTCGGCAGAATATGCTGGAGGACCAGCAATCATTCAAGCAGATGCAGCGTTTTATAATCGAGCATTTTTGCATGCCTGTATGGCGGGCTTTCATTGAAGCATGCTACCTAAAGGGAATTATCCCGGCCAATGACTATGCAGCAAACCCAAAACTTTATAAGAAAGTAGCGTGGTTAGCTCCAGGCTGGTCTTGGATTGACCCTGTTAAGGAAGTTAATGCTAACAAGGAAGCTATTAAGGCAGGACTCACAACGCTCGAGGACGTATGCAGTGCATCTGGTAAAGACTGGGAAGAAGTACTTGAACAGCGGAAGCTAGAACAAGACCGCATTAAGGAATTGGGTGTTGCCCTTGATATGAATGGGGACATAACGAATCTAGCGGATGATACCACTACTGATATGAAAGGAGATGATAGCTAGTGGGGAAATTTGCAAAGAAGCAGCTCTTAGGTAAATATGCCCGAGAGGCGCAAATTACAAACATCGAGGCGAATGATGACCGTACCGTCGAATTGTCCTTTTCCTCTGAAGAACCATATGAAAGATGGTTCGGAACAGAGATATTGTGTCATGACGAAGGATGCGTTAACCTAGACCGATTTAATAACGGTTTAGGAACATTGCTATTCAATCACAATCGCAGTGCAGTTGTTGGTCACATCGATAAAGTGTGGATTGAAGATAATCGCGGCAAGGCGATTGTTCGATTCGATGAAGATGATGAATCTGAAAAGATTTATCAAAAAGTGTTAAAAGGCACGTTACAAGGTGTGAGTGTCGGATATGACATAAGTCGATATGAGGAATTAATCGATTCCGATTCTAAAAGTTCCAACGGTCGATTTACTGGTCCGGGTTATGTAATCACAGACTGGGAACCGTTGGAAATTAGTATTGTGTCCGTCCCTGCAGATCCAAGTGTAGGGGTAGGCAGAAGTGTAGATGATAATGAGGAGGAACCTATGAAAGGTGATGCAAATGCAAAAGGCACTGAGCAAAACGTGCCACAAGTAGTACCGGAAGTACCAGAGTCCGGAGTTAAAGGTTTTAATGCGGATGACGCTAAAAAATTGATTGCGGCAGAACGTGAACGTGTATCCACAATCACTAGCCTATGCCGTGATTTCGAAGTTGACGGTGTAGATGAATTCATCAAATCCGGCAAATCTGTTGCCGAAGTTCGTGAGGCAGTAATGGATGCGTTGCGTGAACGCAATAAACCAGTATCCGTTAAAGTTGGTGAAGCAGATTCTGATAAGTTCCGCATGGCTATGCAAGATGCTTTGATGATGTCTGCAGGCATCCCTGTTGCGAACCCTGCACCAGGCGCAAATGAACTTCGTTCTATGTCCTTGATGGAATTAGCTCGTGAGTCCTTAGTTCGTGAAGGCTTAACCGCTAACTATGCTGACCGTTTGGAATTGGCACGTGAAGCGATTAACTCCACATCCACATTCCCAATTGCTTTGTCTAACGTAGCAAATAAGTCCTTGGTACAAGGCTATGAAACTGCACCAGCTACATTCGATGCATGGACCGGCAAAGGTAGTAACCGTGATTTTAAACCGGCAAAACGTATTTTACTTTCTGAAACAGCTGAATTGAAACTCGTTCCTGAAGGTGGACAATTCAAGGATTCTAAGTTGGAAGAAGCTGGTAACGACGTTCGTGTATTAACATACGGTCGTACATTCAGCTTAACACGACAAGCTATCATCAATGATGATTTGGGTGTGTTCAAAGATATCGCTTCCAAATTTGGTCGTTCTGCAAAGGATACCATCAACAGCATGGTGTACGGGTTGCTAACAGGTAATACCGTATTGAGTGACGGTAAAGCACTATTCGGTACTGACAGAGGCAACTTGGCGGCTACTGGTACTGAATTAAGTGTTGTATCCTTATCTGCGGGTGTAGCAGCAATGCGCCGTCAAAAGCATATTGGCGAAAATCGCAATTTGAACATCGCACCTACATATTTGATTATTCCGCCAGAACTCGAAGCATTGGCTTACGAATTGGTTAAATCCACAGTGGACCCAGCTCGTAGCAATGCTACAGTTAACCCATTCGGCGGTCGATTCACTATTGTAGTTGATGCGGCATTAACAGATCCACATGCTTGGTATTTAGCCGCACGTCCTACAGATGTTCAAACCATCGAAGTAACGTACTTGAACGGTGTTGAAACACCTCGATTGGAAACACAAACAGGCTTTAAAGTTGACGGCATCGAGTACAAAGTAGCAATGGATTGCAACGCAACAGCGCTCGACTTCCGTGGCTTGTACAAAAACCCTGGTAAATAATTAGTAATTGATTTAGGAGGTAACTAGATATGGCACAATTCATTCAAGAATTAGATCGTATTGATTTTAAAAATACAGCATCCGATATGATTGCCGTAGGGGATATTGTCCCTGTCGGCAAAATGCACGGCGTGGCAATAACTGATATTGCGCCTGGTGCAATCGGTGCGGTTAAGGTCACAGGATGTTTTACAGTTGATGCAGTTGTGACAGATGCATTTGCAGTAGGTGATGTTGTGTATTTTGATGAAACGCAAAAGCGTGCAACTAAAACTGACACAAATCCAGTATTGGGCATTGCCATTTCTTCAAAATCTGCAAGCGCTAAGACCGTTGATGTAGCTCTTTGGCCTAATGTAGAAAAGTAATGTAAGGGCGGGCATATGCCCGCCTACTCCATAGGAGGTAATGCACTATGAAATTAGGGTATAAGCCTAATGCACTGCTTTCTGTATTTGGTGAACGAATTACCTACAAAGGCCAAACTATCAAAGCTAGCGTGGAGATTGGCGAATATGATGGTAAAGGTTCTGGATTTGTCGATAAAGCATTAGCTGATAAAGCTCAGATTTGGGTGCGTGCTAAGGATGTTCCTGAACCACGATCAAAAGACGAAGTGTATATCAATGGCGAGAAATGGTACGTTGATCACGTTTCAAACTTTGACGGCACGATGTATTGCCTTGAAATCGTCCATAACGTGAGGGCGGTGAGACCGTGAGTAATGAACCTATTACGATTACAGACACAGCCACACCGTATCTGAATTTCATTGCAGAAACAAAACCGGACTGGATGCGTAAGGCATTAAAGTCAACAGGTTGGATGATGCAAAAGGAAATTAAGCAGGGTATTCGGTCGGGTGCACCAGGTGGACGTAGATATCCAAATTTCATGGCACCAGCTCGCCGAGCTGCGTTCGAGTCAGCATTCGGTGCTAAACTTCGTAAAGCTTATCAAAGCGGAGGACGGGCAGAACGGGAAGCCTGGGGTTCGAAATCGCGAAATGCCTTACTTGATATGGGCATTAGCGCCAGGACAATCGGCTATAGTCCACTCGGTAAGCTATCGAATGCAGTCGGATATCAATATGACAAAGGCAAGCAATCCGTCCGTGTCGGGTGGTTATCAAATTCGGCTAAACGGTTAGGTGAACGTATCGAGGAAGGATACACCAAGCAGATTACGGAGCCTATGCGTAAGAAGTTATTTGCTGCAGGTGTACCGTTACCGAAGGGAAAATCGATGTTCAAAATTCAGCCGCGTCATACTTATGGTCCTATGAAAGCAGCGTTACAGCCTAAGCTTAAACCTTATATCGAGGATAAGATAGGCGACTACGCTATTTATGGACCATCTGCACAATCCGCATCTCGACGTAACTACAAGGTAAGGTGATTTGATGCAACAGACAATTCCAATGTCACGCATTGTCAATCGATGGGCTGAAGCTTTATCGACGGATGAGGCGTTGACTAAATTTTGCAATGAAAAATACGGAAAGCCGGCGCAACTGTATGTCGGCTACGACGATGTCGATGCTCCGCTTGAGGATGATTGCCCTTGCATCATATTACTACCAAGTAGTAAAAGCGAAGGACTTGCGGATACCTACACATATTCATTAATGATTGTATGGGGGATTGTCCATAAAGGTGCAACGCGCATTAAGAATATTATTCGTTACGATGGAGCGCTAGAATCGGACAACCTAGGGCAGCTAATTATTGAATGCATTTGTAAGGTGAATCCGGCGTTCCCAGTAATCGACATTGACTATGAATTAGACTCAATGAATTGGCGCCCAGTGTTTACTGGACGATTAACAGCTACTATAGAAATCCCGCATGTAATCGGCGGAAATATTGAATATTAAAGGAGGAAATGCATATGGCAACAGCGAAACGCGCACAGGGCTCTCAGTCCCATGTGGCGATTGCGTTTGAGGCGGATTTTGGTACAACGCCAACCACTGGCGGTGTAATCACTCCGATTATTTCTAGCTCCGTAAAAGCTAGTCAAAATTTAAACGACTCCACAGTAATCCGTGGCGATCGTAATCCCGCAGCGCCATTCCGTGGCAACATTGACACGTCCGGTAGTTTAACCGTGCCTGTTGGTGTAATCGATATCGGATATTGGCTAAAAGCTGCATTCGGTCAACCGACTTCTAATACAACTGGCCAAGCACCAAATAAGAAGTCTGAGCACGTATTTAAAATCGGTAATACGATGCCGTCGTTAACTATTGAACAGGGCTATCCTGATGTTAACGTGTTCCAACAATTCGCCGGTGTGCGAGTTAGTAAATTAGGCTTTAAATTTGGCGGTGATGCTGAATTAACTACATCTGTGGATGTAATGGGCTGTAAGGAAACATTAGCGACCACTACATTTGATGCTGCAGCTAAGGCTGTAAATTTCTTACCATTCCAAAATCTTAATGCAACCATCAAAGAGGGTGGCGTTACTGTGGCCAATATACTAAGTTGCGATATCAATTTTGATTTTGGCCTGGATGGCGATTCTTACGCTATCGGCGGTAAAGGTTTTAGAACATACATCGACCCAGGTATTGTATCAATTTCAGGGACGATTAAGGCGTTCTTCCAAAATAAGGACCTCTTGAATAAAGCGATTAACGGTACAGAATCTAGCTTGGAATTGCGACTTGAACAAGATGACTGGTCGCTTACATTCAAGTTGCCTGAACTTGTATATGAACGACAATCTCCAGGCATCGATGGTCCGCGCGGCGTCAATATTGAATTGCCATTCAAGGCGTACTACCGTGCAGATACAGGTAGGTCCGCTTCTGTAATCACATTAGTTAATAATCAAGAACAATACTAGGAGGTGCCAACATGGCATTTGAAGATATCAAAGTAAGAGGCTTAACATTCGCCGAACGTGGTGAATTAATTAAATCCGGGTTAGACCCATTGTATACACCTGTTCCTGAAGAAGCACCGGATACAGAACGCTTATTGCGTTCTCGTGAACTTGCGCAGTGGATTATGCAGCGCATCTACGGCTTGACTGAAGATGAAATCAACGCAGCACCAGACAATGATCTTATGGAAGTTGCGCTTGATACAATGCGTTTTACGCATGAAAAAAAGGCTGAAATCGAAAAAAACTAATTGATGCGTGGAGTTGGCTCAGCTCCGACAAACCAAAATACTGCTCCGATTGTATCAAGATGCAACGTGAGACTAAACAGAATTTTGATTGCTCGGAGTGTGAGTTTAATTCCCCGCATCAATTAGATGGAACGAGACAAGCCATGCGAGTATACAACGCTAGCCGGATGCAGCGACGTTGGCATCCTGGTGGCATTGCTGGATTCGATATGCCTGCGGTGTTAGAAGTGGCGAGGGCTTACGGCATCGAGCCACTACCTCACCTTATCGATTTACTTGTATTATTAGAAGCCAAAGAATTGGAGGTGGCGCACAAGAATGGCCAATAATTTAATTGATATTGTCGTTCAGCTGACAGATAAGAATACGGAAGCCGGACTCAAGAAAATTACAGCTAGTGCTGAAGGCGCCAAATCCGCCCTTGGCAAAATGAAGAATGACCTCATGGCGATAGGTGCCGGTGTCGGTGTTGTAGGCATCGGCGCTAAACTTGCCAAGGAGGCTATCCAGTGGGATGTAGCTGTTAAGAAACTATCGGGAATTACTGGTGCTACGGCAAAAGAAACCAGTGAATTATTAGCTGTGTCTAATTATATGGGCGTTGCTATGGAGGATAGTGCAGGTGCATTTGCTAAGTTTTCAAAAAACGTCGGAGTGGCCAAAGAGAAAATGGAAGTCGCACGGGCTGAGGGTAAACTTAGCACTGATATATTCAGTAAATTAGGTTACTCGCTTGAAGATATCCAAGGTAAGAATACCGTTGAAGTGTTCAAGATGATACAAGAACGCTTAAGAGGGATGAAGGACGGAGCTGAGAAGACTCGTGTCGAAATGGAACTCTTTGGACGTACTGGGTATCAGATGCACGCCATGCTTAACATGTCCGCTGAACAGATGGATAAGGTGGCTGAACGTGCCAAGGCAATGGGGCTTATCATCGACGATGAGACTGCAGCTAAATCCGCAAAGCTAAATCGGGAATTAAAGGATTTAGAAAATACAGGGAAAAGGCTTGCAGTATCTATCGGCCATGAGTTAGTTCCTGTGTTTAATGACTATGCAAAAGGCGTGTTAGATGTAGCTAAAGAATTCGAGTCGATGACTGCTGAGCAAAAGGAAGCTATCGGCGGAATAGTTAAATTCGGCGCAGAAGCTGGAGCTGTAATCGTAGTTATGAGGTCACTAACCAGCGCACTCGGATTTATGCGATTGGCCACACTTGCTGCAGCCGGTCCTTGGGTAACATTAGCTACGGTAATTGGACTTGCTGGGAAAGCATTACTCGATTTTCGCTACAACGAAAAAACATCTGGCTCTTATATGGGTGTAGATGTTGACGGGAAGCGTATTCACAAGAATACGAATTCGACACAAGGAATGTCTGATAAGTTCCGTGAATCACATGACGCACGTTATTGGGTAGAAGACTCAGCTTTATTCGGATTCATTAAAAATGACCGCATGGCTACCAAAGAAGAAGGTGCTAGAATCGATGCAGCGCTTAAAGAAAAGGAAGCTGCAGACGAGGCTAGAAAGAAAGCTGATGAAGAGCTTGCAAAAGCGAAAGAGGACCTTGCCAATGGCGGATTAACAAATACCGAAGCTATCAACAAGGCGAATGAGGAAGCAGCAAAAGCAGCCAAAGCCCAAGAGCAGGCAGCTAAGAAAACTCAACAAGCGGCCGAAAAGCTGACGAGTGCTGTGGAACGCATGGCGGATTTGTACCGATCACTTACCTTGCAAAGCTTACAAATTGACGGCAGTCAATACGAAATTGATAAGCTAACAGCTAAAAACCAGTATGAATCCAACAATAAGAATATCCGCGATATCATCCGTTCCGTTTCAGGACTGGGTGGAAGCGCTACTGGCGAAGCCGTGAGTGTGCTAGATGCAGCTAATGAACAACTCGGTAAGGCATATGAGTTAGGTGCAGATGGTACATGGGCTACTGACTGCGGAAAGCTATTCTCCGACTCTGTATTGCAGGCATTTGGTAAGGACGTACCTCGATATGTCCCATCTATCATGGATGCAGCTAGAGCCGCAGGCGCATGGCACGATGCAGGCGACGGGTACACGCCTAAGGCCGGCGATGGTGTCGTTGTACTTGGTGATAATCACATCGTCATTAGTGATGGTGCAGGAGGGTATACGGGGGCTAACTCTAGTACTGGAGTAGTTGCCAAGCCATCTGTTGAAGGTGATTTCGGTGCTATCACAGGGTACGTAGACACTAGCTTGTTAGCAGGTGCTACATCGAGTACCTTTGCAGACACAGCAGGTAGTGCAGCAAATGCTAAGAAGCTTGCTGAGTCAAATCTAACTGCCCAAGTTAGAGCTAAGAACGAAGAGGTGTATCAAAAGAGACTTGCTGAAGCTGAACGAAATCAAGCTATCCGTGTTCGTAAGATGAATGAGGATATTAAGAAACTCGATCTTGAACGCACAGGCGACCGTTTGCAATTACTCAAAGCGGAATCTGAAGCACAAAAAGCTCAAATTGATGATAATGTTCGTGAGTACACAAAGGCAGTAGGGGATAAGGAACTCGCTGAGAAGAAAGCTCAAGCAGAGCGTTTAAAATTGGCGTCTGACACTGAGCAGAAAATCAGGGAGTTGGCGTACACCCAAACGAGTGAAACCGTTGACCACTTAACCAATATGGTTACTCTTGGTCGCTTATCTCGTAGTGATGCGGACGCACTGCTTGCTGAAGAGCTAAAAGCTTATATTGACTACGCACGTAGTGAAGTCAATGAGGCCCAGTTAAGTGCTACTCAAAGACTGCAGATTGAAAAGAACCTGTTAGAGTCCCAGCAAAAGCTGTGGGAACTCGCAGGTCGCAGTCTTAAAACAAGCCTACAAGAAGCAGCTCGACAATATAAGCAAGAGACTACCAATTATGCGGACCTTGCTAAATCGACTTTCGATAGTACGATGAGCTCTATCAACTCAGCATGGACGAATAATCTCGAGGCTATGGCAACAGGGACGAAATCATTTAGTAAAGGTATTAAGGACATATTCAAGGATATGACAAATGCCATTATTAAGATGATGATTCAACTAACATTCCAACAATATGTACAGCCTAAACTACAAAGCCTATTTGGTGGTGTAGTAAGTGGTATCGGTGCTATAGGTGCCGGTCGTGGCAATGTATCTTCGTTTGCTAGTGGAGGTTCTTTCAGCAAAGCATTTACAGGTAATAGCTTTGGTAAGTTTGCTAGTGGTGGTATAGCACCTGCAGGTATGACATTAGTTGGTGAGAATGGACCAGAGCTCTTACAGTTCAACTCCTCACACCGCATTTACAACGCTAGCCAAACACGTAAGATGATTGGCGGTGAAGGAGCTAGTAAGGTAACGGTTAACATCATTAATCAATCTGGCCAACAGCTTGATAGCCAACAACAAGAAACTAAGTTTGATGGCGAACAAATGATAGTTGATGTAGTAGTATCTAGTCTTATGACAAACAAAGGAGGTATGCGGGACGCTGTTAAAGCGGCCGCAGTATAGCGTATGTTAGAATTTCCAAACATAAGATATCCGATATACCCTATCGATGAAACAACACCTGATGTGAGTCGTAAGGCTCAGGTAGAAAATATGACGATGCTAACCCATCGCAAAACTACAAAAGCGTTACGATCATATTCAGTAAATTACAAGATACCGACTTCGGAATATATCAAGTTAAGGGATTTCTTTGACCAGGTAAATACTGCAGAGGTATTCCTTTGGACACATCCGGAGACATTAGCGAAGGTGAGAGTAAGGTTTGCGGACCAACTCCATTTCTCCGCTAGTGATTACGGTATATGGAATGGTTCTATTCAATTACAGGAGGCTTAGATGTTAACGCTATCAACTGCATCTATCATCGAGAAAAATAAGATATCCTCCACTGGAGCATGGGTAATGGCTATTGAACTTCATCATCCGGAAGGGAATATCCTCCTCGTGAATAATACGGAGGACTTAACCTTAGCCGGAAAGAAGTACACAGCCTTTCCCTTCAAGCTAGAGGATATCAACGAGGACACTAAGCAGATGCCTAACGTTAAACTCTCTGTAGCGAATGTAACCGGTACTATCCAACGGTTGGTAGAAAAGAATAAAGGCCTCACAGATTGTGAGGTCAATATTCGAGTATTTAATACTAACTTACCGGACATTATTGAACTAGAAGAAACGTTCATCATTAATGCATCCCAATCTAAAGCAGACTGGGTGGTGTTCACATTAGGTACAGACTTCTCATTCTCTCGTAGGTTCCCACCTGTTCGAGTAATGAAAGACTACTGTCCTTTCAAATTTAAGTCTGTAGAGTGCGGATACAAAGGGTACGCACAATCATGTAACAAAACTCTAAAACGCTGTCGTGAGTTAAATAACAGCGTTAGATTTGGCGGTGAGCCAACAATACCACAAGGGGGCTTATATGCGTCTAACTCTAAATAACCTAGTAGGTACTCCGTGGAAAGAGTTGCCTTGTTGGGAGCTTGTGGTAGAGGTGTATAAGAGAGCCGGTATTCAACTTGAGCCATACGCAACGTATTGGCCAGATATGAACTCTCCCTGGCACGAAGTCAAGGAGCCGGAAGTAGGGGACATAATTGTCATGAACCTCTACGGTAATAATGCTGATCATATCGCAGTGTATGTCGGCGAAGGTAAGATGATACATTCTACCGAATATGCAGGCGTATGTATCGTACCAATAGACAGACTAAGAAAACGTATATTAGGAGTGTACAGGCACAAGGAGGCTCAAAATGATTAGATTAGTAATTGCTCGAAACCCATTCGACCTTACCACTAGACAAGAGACTCTTGTGCCTTTTGTTGAAGGTAAAAAGCTTAACCAATATTTCACTGAACCCGGTGAATGGGTGTACTCCATAAATGGTGAGTTAGTAGATGATACCGCATCACCTACAGATGAAGCCTATGTGGTAGTACTACCTAAAGTTGAAAAGCAAGCGCTTGGTATTCTGTTATCTATCGGTTTATCTATTGCGACTGCCGGCATCGCCTCAGGGGCGATATTCGGTATTACTAGTGTATTAGGTCGTACGTTAGCAGCAATGGCTATCGGCATGATTGGTAATGCGATCATATCTAAAATATCTGCACCTAAGACAGATAGTTCTAATACCGAGCAGTCCGCTACTTATGGGTGGCAAGGCGCACAGACTGTTATTGGCCAAGGTCATCCTTTAGCCATTACTTATGGTAAGTGTAAAAGTGCGGGTATGCTTATATCACGTCACGTAACGAGCGACGGAAGTAAGCAATATCTTAACCTATTATACTGTGCCGGAGAGGGCCCTATTGACGCTATAACGGACGTTAAATTAAATGGTAACCCTATCGGTAACTATAAAGAAGTTCAACTCGATGTAAGACTGGGAACAAATGACCAAGAGATTATCCCTAACTTTAATGATAACTATGCAGACCAACCATTAACGTATGAACTTAACAACGACTGGTCTATACATCAAACGCAAGGTAACTTATCTACTGCGCTAGAGGTTACTATATCACTCCCTAACGGTTTGTATTATTCAAACGACCAGGGCGGACTAAGTGAAACTTCAGTCACTATTGAAGGCGGTTATCGTAAAGTTGGTTCTGCAGAGTGGATACCATTACCGATTAGTAACAATGGTGGACAAAGTGCCATGATTGAAAAGACAGATAATCGTTGGTTTAAACGGAACAGTCATTCAAGAACATCCATCGATAATAGCCAATATACTGGCGTTATCAAGGATAGTTCAAATAAAGCTATCTATCGTGTGTTCCGGTTCGATGTAAAGGAACCAGGACAGTACGAAGTCCGTATGCGGTGTGCACATAAGGACGGTAACTCTAACCGCCATGTGAACAAAGTATACTGGTCACAGTTAACTCAAATTGTTTATGATGACTTCATTCATCCTGGTAAGGTTCTCATTGGTATTAAGGCATTAGCGACTGACCAATTAAATGGTAATGATCCAAATGTAACATGGATACAGGAGCGCAAAACAGTATGGGTATTTAATACCTACACCGGAGCGTATGAGTCTAAACCGGCTAATAACCCGGCATGGGCTTGCTACGATATTCTTCATCATTGCCGTAAGATTGGCGATGAGTATGTAGTTAAAGGCGCTCCTCGTGAACGCTTCGTATATGACGCATTTAAGGCGTGGGCTGATAAGTGCGATGAAAAGCATATTACATTTAACTACATTTACGACAATGCCAGTCAAGTATGGGATGCACTTAAATACGCTGAGAATGTAGGTAGAGGCAAGGTAATACCTTTAGGTACTCGGTTTAGTTGTATATATGACTATGCTGCTACACCTACTCAGCTATTCACTGTAGGCAATATCAAGATGGACTCTTTTATGGAAGAGTTCCAGGCTACATCATCTAGGGCAAACGCTATCGAGGTATCTTTCCTTAATAAGGCTAAAGACTATGAGCGTGACGTACTCCCTGTATTCAGTGAAGAGTATGATGTAACTACATCCCTTGCTAGCCCGGCGCAAGTCGAACTCATGGGATGTGTGGATGTAGACCAAGCCTACAATTACGCTAAACACTACCTAAGAGCGAATAAGTACGAGGTGCGTACTTGTACCTTCGAGGCTTTCACAGACGCCATAGCGTGCACGATAGGGGATGTAATCCTATTACAGCATGATGTGACAGACTGGGGGCAAGGTGGCCGTGTAGAGTCTGCCGTAGGTAATAAGGTAATCCTTGATAGAGAGGTTACTTTTGAACAAGGTAAGACTTATAGGCTCATGGTACGCAATGCTAAAACGGATGCATTAGAGTCTTACGACGTAACTGGTGTAACTGGCAGAACCTTAACGCTTGCTAGTAATGCAGTTATTCAGACTGACGATTTATATACCTATGGTGAAGCTACAAAAGAAGCTAAACCGTTTAGGGTATTATCCATTAGCAAGTCCAACTCTGAAATGACACGTAAGATATCCTGTATCGAATACTACCCTGAGTTGTACGCCGGTGATGATGGATCAGTGCCAATCATCGACTACACGACGAAGTCTGACGTGATTAAGGTTATTAACTTAGTCTTAATTGCTGACGTTAAGACCTTAAAGGACGGTACTGTACTTTGTGATATTAACGGTACTTGGCAACTACCAAGGGGTAAAGTGGCCAAAAATATCATCGTATATTACAAACCTGTTACTGCTAAGGAGTGGCAACAGTTCAAGGTATTAGATGGTAGTGCTACTAGCGTGACTATTCCAAGTGTAGCGACTGACGTCAACTACGACGTTAAGATTGTATGTACAAATAATACTGGTGCTGCGTATGAAGGTGTGGAGCGTGCAGTGTATGTGAGTGGTAAGGAAATACCACCGGCTACACCTAAAGGCTTTAAGGTAACGCAGGATGCAGTAAATAGTAGCGTACTTCACTTATCATGGGAACCTAATACAGAGGCTGACCTACATGGGTACACGCTATATGACGGTAACGATGTAGTGTTAATTAAGCATATAGGCGGTACTTCGTACTCGTACTTCATTCCTAATACTGGTAATTACCAATTCAAGATATCTGCTATTGATACATCCGGGAATGAAAGCGGTAAGGCTGAGGCCCGTATCACAGCAAGTGTATCCGCTGAGAGTGTGGCTACACCTAAAGCACCGGCTCGTGGTGAGGTAACAATCGGTAAGACGATCGTTGCTGCATGGGACCCAGTAGAAAATACCTACATCGATTATTACGAAGTTCGACTTGATAGTAATGTTGGCCAAGCTAACAATAGACTTGCCAAGACTACAGATATTCGCTCTGAAATTAAGTTATCGGCTCGTAGAGATGCGGTATTCGTTTACGCTCACAATCCTGTTAAAGGTTATGGTCCGGCTCTTAGACTTGACTATAACGCAGTAGTTCCTAAAGCTCCGACGAATGTCAAAGTAAAAGGTAATATTACTGGCGTTAGCGTGGTCTTTGATAGCATCCCGGATACTTGCATAGGCGCTAATATCTACATCGGTACAGAGAAGTATTTCGTTACTACAAACGTAAATATGATACCTCATGACGCAGGTGTATTTGATGTTAAAGTCGCTTATGTTGATGTATTTGGTGAGGGTGCGTACTCTGATATCGTTGGGACTTCAGTACCGGCTAGCATTGACCCGGCTTTAATCGATAAGGAAGCTCTTGGCATTAAGTCTATGGATGAAAAGATTAAGGAGCTTACAAAGACTGCTAATGAATATTCTACCGAAGTTAAAAGCTTAACCACTAATATGGCTACTCAATTTAGCCAATTAGAAAACGGCATTGACTTAAAATTGAAAGCATTAAATGGTGATGAGTTAGTTAGTCGAATCAATCTGAGTTCTGCAGGAACAAGAATTGACGGTAAGTTGCTTCATGTAACCGGTGATGCTCTGTTTGACAATAACATCATTACTAAACAGATGCTGGCTGCTAAAGCCGTGTCTGCAGATAAGATGGACGTCGAAGAGTTAAGCGCGATCAGTGGTAACCTTGGGACTGTAACAGGTGGTAAGATTATCGGCGGTACGATCCAAAATAAAACCGGTACATTCAAAGTTGATGCTAACGGTAACATCATAGGCGCTAACATCACAGGCTCACGTATTGATGCTCAGTCAATTATGCAAGCTGGGTTTAAAATCAGAAACATTGATGTACAAATCTATAAAGTACGTCATGGTGACTGGTGTCCACTACCAGAAGGGTTTAATGAAAGTCAATGTACGTTTATTCCTGTCGGTTATATAATGACCGAACGTTATTTTGACAGCGACTATAACTACTATAAAACCAAAGTGCCAAGTCCATGGGAGAATAAAACTCCTTATAAAATCAGCAAAGATGAATATAACCAGCAAAAAGCTCGATATATTGGCTGGTGTAGCGTGTATATGCAAAAGGATGAACGAACACAATCTAATATAGGCGTTGCTGACAAACGCAGAGCGGTAGTAGAGGCTAAAGGGGAAAGTTCACATAGCAGTGAAAATAACGATTTTTACACTAAATCCTATTTCTACGGTGAGCTGTACATATTAGTTATTGCACGACAATAAGGAGGCTATATGGTCGAACAAGATTTTACACTCCACTCCGGGCAAGATTTTGATATTACATATGTCGTACCACCTGAAAGTGATATGACATTAAGTCAATATAAAGGCGCTTGTAAAATTCGCAAGCGCCCATATGACGATATGATATTAGAGTTGCATCCGGTGGTAGAGTCAAAACAGGTAAGGTTTTTCATTTCTGGCCAAGAGTCAGCGAAGAAGAAGATAAAGGGTGGCGATTACATCTACGACGCATTCCTTTATAACGATGAACACTGGCTAAAGATTGGTCAAGGTACGATTACGATCGTGCCGGATATTTCTATGCATGATTAAAGGGGAGGTAACTTATCATGGCGGATAACACATTAACTTTGAAATTTGATGAAATCTCAGCAATGGCCCTTATCGAGAAGGTAGGAAAAGGGATTATACTGCCTATTGTTAATGACGCAGGTAAAAGTGCATACGCAATAGCCGTTGCTCATGGCTTCCAAGGCAGTGAGCAAGACTGGTTAAATAGCTTACGTGGTCCTAAAGGTGATAAAGGTAGCGCGGAAGAGACGGCTCAAATATTAAAGAAAGATGGCGAATTTCTCAAAAGCGTAAAAGGTCCTAAAGGTGATGCGGGTAGTGCCGAAAAAGCAGCTGAGCTTTTGAAATCTAAAAATATTTATTTAGAAAATACAAAAGTAGATACTATACTCACTAAGTTGATCGAAACGCTGTCAGAAAGTGGCTATATCGCAGACGCTACTTTTAGACAACTCGAATATACTCAACCACGCACAGGGCAAGATTATATCGACCTCACAGGAGAACCTCATTTTAAAGTTGCCATTAATGATGGTGAAAAACGAGAGTTTGAAAGCGATAATATGCGAGTGGCTATCGAGCCGTTTGGGCCTAAGAATATCGAGCTTAAATATTATGATCTAAACGATAACGAGCAACTAACTCTTATTATTAGAGGTACAAATGCGACACCAGACAAAGCAGAAACCGCTACCAATGGCGTAGTGTATAAGAAGTTTGGCGACGATTTAGAAATTGATGTATCTAATTATGATGGAACATCGGTATTTAATTTCGGACCTAGTGCGTGGACTGTTAGCAATGAAGCTCATATCACTATTAAGACCAACAAGAAGGTGGTTCTATTGCTTAACGATGCAAGCATTAATAATAATCAGTCAGCGCCAATCATTGACCAATACAGCAAGATGTCAGTTAATGAACCTACGTTGATTATATTTAAAGCTGTTAATTCTGATACGCATATGTTGATAGGTTTTGACAATGCTGACGGAACTCACACTTATGCTTATACTCGTGGTAGAGATTTATATATCACTTGGGATAGCACCCAAAACAAATATGTTAACAGTGCTACAGAAACACTTTAATAGTAATGTAAGGGGAAACAATGCAAGTAATAACAGATTTTCTATGCGAGGCATGGCGAACTCTGACAGACTCATTCGCTATTAAAGCCCTGCTTGCTGTAGTGGCAGAGGTTGGCATATATATGCTAGGGCTCAAACATGTGCAGGTGCTAGGGATATTCATTATACTGGTATTCCTAGACCTTATAACACGCTGGGCGGCTATTAGCTATCAAATGCTTATTGATATGGGGGCGAACCCAGAGAATATAAGCGGTTATGATAAATATATAGCCATTCCTGCAGCATGGGGTAAAGGCTTAATCTCATCTAAGCATATGCGAAAGCCCTTTATTACAAAGGTGCTAACATATTGCTTAGCAACGGCTGGGGCGTGGTGTTTTGATTTTATGAGTGGTCAATATGCTTTTGCAGTCAATCTAGTTTGGCTATATCTTGGCTCAGTTGAGTTTCTAAGTATCCTCGAGAATATGAGGGACGGAGGAAATAGCACAATCGCAGGGCTTTTGGATGTAGTGCATTCTAAAATAGATAATATAGTAAAGAAGTAAGAGTGGCCCTACGGGGCCCTCTCTAATGGAGGTGCATATAATGAAAATTGGTACATACTTTGATGATTATGAGTTCGCTTGCAACTGCCATCGTCATGAAGTCGATGAAAACGGACATAATAAACTGGATCACGTCATCGACAAGCGTTTAGTAGACTTGTTAGACGCTATCCGTGAACGTTTAGGGGTACCATTATATATCAATAGTGGTTACCGTTGCCCAGAACATAATGAGGAAGTAGGGGGCGTTTCTAATTCTCGACATGTAGAGGGCACAGCGGCTGACATTACATACGATGGCATTGATGTTGACTATCTTGCACAGATTGCCGAAGAATGTGGTGCAGACGGAATTGGTTGCTATTATTATCAGGACTTCGTACATGTTGATGTACGAGGTTACGAGGCACGTTGGTCTGATCTTGATTAAAAGGGGGCTATGTATGTATGAGAAAATCACGAACTACCTCAAAGCAGTTAAATCTCAAATTACTGTTAAGCGGTTTATTCTTATTTGTGGTTGTGTGTTGCTCCTCATTGGTGCATGCCAACTCGTTGACGGCTACTTCACCGCAAGAGGCAACTATCAACGTGCCGTTGACAAGTTGGAACGAACTCAAAGGGAACTTGATACAAGCAGACGCCTTAATCAAGAGCTCAAACTTGTCATTGAACGAGGCTCAGACCTTAACCGCCAAGCAAGCGATAGAATTGGACGAATTGAAGATTATCAACGAAGAACGGAGCAAGGAATTGGCCGAGCTCAAAGCTATCAACGAGAAACAGGGGCAAGAGTTAGCGAAAGCATCGGAGCTAACAACCAAGCAAGCGAACTCATTGGAAACAGCCTCCGTATCATTGAACGAGTTGAAAGCGGAACTAAAGAATAA